TAACCAAATGTCTGTACTTGGAGATATATCAGTCCAAGTTTCTGTTCCTGCTGTAATTTCTGTCCATGTATCTGAAGAAGGTGATATTGCAGACCATGTTTCTGAACCTGCTGATACTGGTGTCCATGTTTCTGCGCCTGGAGTAACAGGTGTCCATCCTTCGCCTTGTATTACACCTTTAGCTGTTACTGTGCCTATGCCTTCTACATAAGCAAAGCCTGCTAATATAGCGTTAGGACTTGCTGTAACTATAGCAAACCCATTTATTTGTGCATTACCTGAATTTATTAATCCACCTAATGCTGATACTGTAGCAGTTCCTGTAATAGAACCACTATCTAGCCTAATTCTGTTATAGCTTACTTCTACTTGAGCATTGGCTGTAATAGAAGCGTTACCAGACTGTACTAATGAACCTAATGCTGTAACTGTGCCTGTTGCTGTAATACTTGCTGAAGCTAGTGCTAAAGAACCGCCAGTAGCAGATACTGTAGCTGTTCCTAATATTGCACCACTACCAAACTGTGTTCTAATAGCTACAGCAGATAAGTCTGCAAAGCCGTTTATAGATGCTGTGCCAAATACTAATGCACCGCTTGTAGTAACTGTTATTGTTGCAGTAGCGTTTATGCTTGCTGCGGAAGTTCTAAATCTTGTTCCAGATGCACTTACTGTTGCATCTGCTGTAATTGCAGCAGAAGCAGTTATTATATTACCACTTTCTACTAACGAGCTAAAAGGGGTTTGGGAAAATGCACTAAAACCAAACATATTTAAATCCCTTTATAGTTTATTTGTTATCCTAAGCATTATTAATATCAAATGCTTTTAATTCATCTATTGTATTTATATTGTTTACAAGTTTAGTAATATCACGAAGTCTTTGTTTTTCAGCAACGATAGCAGATGTGTCTGCGTTTATTTCTAAAGCACGTTGAAAAGCTACATCTTGGACTAATAATAATGGTTCACGTTCTTGACGTAACCTATCTTTAGTAATATCTTTAGCTTTATCTATGTCAATAATTATTGCCATGTCCATGCGTTCCTAAATGTTCTGTCTGTTGGTATTTCAGATACGTCTACAATGTTATATGTTTTGCTAGCTGGCACATCTTTAGCAGCAATTTCTTCAATGGTTAAACCGCATTCTTCTGCTGGAACTATAATGCTAATTCCACCTTCGTCATTTTGATATATTATTCTTTTGTTCATAATTTATTCCTTTATCTGAATATAGCAACGCTAACCATTGGATTATCGTTTCCTGTATTGTTATTAGCGTTTCCAGCTCTTATTCGTAAAGCACTTGTTGTTCTTGTTGTGGCGCTTGTTTCCAAAACAACACCTACTACAGATGCTGTTGAATATTGAGTGCCATAAACAGCCGCATAATTTGCATCAGGCATAGCTGTTGTAAAGTTTACTGTATAATCTCCTTCGCCATTGTCAGTAATAGAAGTTACATTTCCACTAGCACGAATTGCAGGAGTTCCTGTGCCATTAAAGTTTACCCAAGCTCTAGCACCGTAATATGGTGCTGAACCTGTTGTAGCAGTAATTCCAGTAGGAGCTGTTGCACTTGTCCATGTTGAACCGTTTGATGTAAGTACGTTACCTGATGAGCCTGGGGCTACAAAAGTTACAGCAGAAGTTCCAGCACCTAAAATAACGTTAGCAGAAGTTAGTGTTGATGCGCCTGTACCACCGTTAGCTACAGGTAAAGTGCCTGTTACGCCGGTAGTTAAAGGAAGACCTGTACAACTTGATAATGTACCTGATGAAGGCGTTCCTAATATGGGAGTTACAAGTGTTGGGGATGTTGCAAATACTAAAGAGCCTGAACCTGTTTCGTCTGTAATGGAAGTAGCTAAATTAGCTGATGACGGAGTGCCTAAAAATGTTGCTACACCTGTGCCTAAACTTGTAATGCCTGTGCCACCATTTGCTACTGGTAAAGTTCCTGTTACACCTGTGGTTAAAGGTAGTCCAGTAGCATTAGTAAGCGTAGCAGAAGCTGGAGTACCTAAAGCAATAGCATTACCAGATGCGTCTAAATATAGTCCTTTTTCAGCAGGATAAGTTACAAATACATTCTTTGTGCCTGCACTAAAGTTGACTGCTGTTCCACCATTGCTAGACTCTAATATCGTATCACGAGATAAAGTAGTGCCTAAAGCTGTATAAGTGCCAATACCTACTTCCCATTCTGTACCACCTACAACAGCGTAGTAAGTAGTATTACCATTACCAATAGCAGAGAATGATTGAAAGCCAGATACTGCACCTGTAAGTACAAGTGCAATAGTACCTACGGTTATGGTAGTTTCTTGTACTCTATCCTTGACTACGAGAGCCATAAGTTATCCTTACGCTAATGTAACTGAAAGGTTGCCTGTTGAAATCTTAAAGATGTCACCAGAGTCAATTGTTTTAGATGTATCCAAAGCTGTATGGTAAAGTAAGTTACCTGATGTTGCAGCATCATTAATACCAATCCAACCTACTACACCCCATGAAGCTGTTGCTGTTGGGAATGTAACGTCAGCGTCATTTAATACGTTACCTGATGTACCTGAAGCTGTTGCAAAGGATACAGCAGTTCTAGCGTATGAACCACCGCTAACTTCTGTGCCACTACCTGCGTCTGTAGGGTCTGAAGTCCATAGTGATACATATACTGTTGCTGGTGCTGTGTATGTAGTTGCATTTAGAGTTGCATTTAAAAGTGCATTCTCTAAAAAGTTACTCATTTCTGCCATGATTTTTCCTTTATCTTGGTGTTACGTTTAATGTGGTGTATGCGTATGTTTGACCTAAGTCACTTGTTTTGATATTAGCAATTGCTCTATCATATAATGCTGACCATGTTTGAACTCTAGGGTCATTCATTAAATAAGGCTCTGCTTCTGCTAGAGTTGCGTAAAGTAAAGCGTCTGGGTAGTATGCTAAATACAAGTTACTAGCTGTTGTGCTAGATATAAATGTAGGTTGAGCATAGTATAAAATTTGTATTGTGTAACTTGAGTCTTGACTAGGTGCAAATTGAAACTCTGTGCCTAACATTGTAAAGTAGTGTGAACGACCTGATAATGTTGTTTGACCATTACGGAAAAACAAGTCAGGTGTTTGGAACTCTAACAGAATAGGTGGGTTACCTTGAAAGTGCATTTCTCTTAACTCTAAAAAGTCAGTAGGGAATGCTACCTTGCTATCTGTAGGAGTAGTTGTAGCTACTTTTAACATAGCTTCTGTTCTTAAGTCACGACTCATTCTTAACTGTGCCATCTGAATAAAGTCAGGTATGACGCTTGTCAAGTCTGTGCGTGCTAAGTAGCTTTCTACTGTAGAAACAAAGCTAGTATAGTTAGTAAATGCCATCTAATTGTCCTTTTAATCTATCCCAGCACTTGTCCATCTCATCTTTATGCCATTCACTAGCAGCTAATGAGCTTAACCATGCTGTTCTGTCAAAATATGTTAAGTTTTCTATGTCTTTAATGTTATTGGATACAGGGTTTGCAGGGCTATAAGGTGAACCTATGACAGGCACACCACGAATAAGTGCTTCTACATCTGCGACACTACCAAAACTCACAATAACGTGAGCTTTTTCTAATGTTTGTTTAAAGTCACCTTCGCCTTTACGCTTAATGACAATCTTTCTCTCTGTATATTTTCTAATTTCTTCTACTGTTCTGTCTAACCAATTAGAAGTTTGGTAAATATAAGCTATCTTTTCTGCTGGTGGTAGCACAACTACGTTTTCACCACTACGATACTCGTGAACCTTAGGTGTTTCTCTATCTGAACTACGCCAATCTGTGCAATGGTAGTTACTTACACAGAATCTAGCCCATTCTAAGTCAGATGACCTATGAAAGTAGCCATGGTCTATCAGAATATAGGGTATTTTTTGTTCTCTACAGGCTATTTGTATTTTATCTGCGCCATGTAAATTACCTACTATGACTGGAATAGACTTACCATCCCATTCCTTTGTTAAAATGCCCTTACAATGCGTTTGCAAGCGTTTTAAGACGTTATCTCTGCGTTCTATGCCACTCAGTATTAACTGCATCTAAAACCTGTTCTACAGATATGTTTTTCGCTTTTAAAAGGCAATGTTGACATACGCTATCATAAGTCCCACATGGCTCTGAACCGTCATGTATATTTCTATGGGTGTCATATCCTAAGTGCCTCGGTGAAGTAAACCCTGTCCATATCACTACGGAAGGTATGCCTAATGCTGCTGCTGCATGATGTAAACCACCATCTGTTCCTACGAATAACTTTGCTTTACTTAATACTTGCAATGCTTCTCTAAAGGTTGTGGTTTCTTTCCATTTTGTATATCGTTTTACAGTAACATCACCTAACTGTAGCCATGGTAAGTCATGTTTAAATAACTCTTTCCAACCATGCCATGCTTTATTAACTGTGTGTGCATAAAGTCTTTTAACATTAGGTTCTACAACTATGTAGTCCTTATCTATCTTATCTATGTTTTTCTTTTCTAATTGGTTAAAGTAAACTTCACCTACTCTAGGCTTATAGTCATCATTAAATAATAACCGACCATTCTTAGTGCCTTTGAGATATGGTCTATGACCTTGATAGTTTTTAACCCATACTACATCTGTATCAGAGTTACTAGCCATTCTAGGATTGTTAGCGAATACTTGACCATCCCATGACAT